ACAAAAAAGGTTTATAGATATGAAGCTTAAAAAAATAAAAGTTTATGGCAGATTAAGAAAGTTTTTAGGACAGTCTTATTTTGAAGCGGCTGTTAATAGTCCAAAACAAGCATTTCATTTTTTGATTGCAAACTTTCCAGAGGTGGAAAATCACATGATGAATCAGATATATAAAATAAAAATGGGCGGTATGGAGATTACAGAGGATTTATTAGGTTTGCAAAGTGATGAAGATATACAGATAATCCCTATTGCTATTGGTGCAAAAGGAATTGTTATAGGTGGATTATTAACTGCTGGTGGTGCGGCTGCGGCTGCGGCTGCGGCCACAACAGGATTTTTTGCTACTGCAATCGGAGGTATAGCTGCAACTGCTTTAACAACAATTGGAACAAATATGTTGATTAATGAAGCTACAAATCTTTTAATGCCTCGACAAGATATTCCAAGCGGTGTTATGGCTGATAGCTTTTCACAAAATGATCCTACATTTCAATCTTTTGGTTTTGGGTCAATACAAAACGTAGCAAGGGCTGGTGTTCCAATTCCAATAATATATGGAGAAGTTTTTACAGGTTCAGTTGTAATCAGTTCTGGTGTTGATACTGTACAAGTAGAGGGTACAACATAATGCCGTTTTTTGGTGGTATCGCGTCAGGTATGTTTCCTGCTATTGCAGAATCTTTAGGAGCGACAGATCCTAACTTGCCAGAAGATGCATTGCAATCAAAGCAATTTCAAACTTTGATAGAACTTTTAGGATCGGGAGAGATTGAAGGGTTTCCTAGTGCCACAGGAAGTAAAGGTTCCACTGAATATAATATAAGTTCTCTCAAAGACGTATTTTTAAACAATACTCAGGTCTTACAACAAGCTGCTGGCACAACTCCAAATGATGAAGATTTTAACTTTCGTAACGTAACCTTTGAACCTAGATTTGGAACTTCAGATCAAACAGCAATTGCTGGTATATCAGAAACAGAATCAGAAACTAGCGTAGGTGTAACAGTTACACAATCAACACCAGTTTCTAGACAGATAACAGATACAAATATTGATGCTGTAAGAGTTACTCTTGGTTTTCCAACACTTCAAAAGTTTGAAGATAATGGCGACATAAATGGTGCTGAAGTTGCTCTTACAATTCAAACAATAGAAAATGATGGCACAACAACAACTGTTATAACTGACACAGTAAAAGGAAGAACTGCAAGTACATATTTCAGAGATTATAAAATTAATTTGCCATCAGGTACTAGCTTTCCTGTCACTATCAGAGTAAATAGAACGACAGCAGACAGCACAGAAACTACGCTTCAAGACAGCTTTCAATGGTCATCTTTTACAGAAATAATTAACGAATCAAGAGCTTATGCAAATTTCGCTCATGTTGCTTTACGTTTTGATGCTGAAACTTTTCCAAATCAGCCTAGACGTATGTACAGGATTAGAGGCACAAAGATTAAAATACCTCATAATGGAACTGTTAGGGCTGACGGATCTATTAGCTATAGCGGTACATTTAACGGAACTTTTAAAACAGATAAAGAATATTCAAATGATCCCGCTTGGGTTTTATATGACTTGCTTACAACATCAAAAGGTTTTGGAGATCATATTGCAGAATCATCATTAGATGTTTTTAGTTTTTTCTCTGCCAGTCAATATGCAAGTGAGCAAGTAGATGATGGGGCTGGTGGTACTGAAGCTAGATTTTCTTGTAATGTAGTTCTTAATTCTCAAAGAGCGGCATACGATACCATAAATAATCTTGCCTCTGTCATGAGAGCAATGCCTTTTTACTCAGCAGGGGCAGTAAATATAAGTTGTGATAAACCTACAGATGCAAGCTATATCTATAATTTAAGCAATGTTTCTGAAGCTGGTTTTTCGTATTCAAGTGCTAGTAAAGACACAAAATACACTGTTGTTAATGTTTCTTATTTCGACATGGAAACAGCAGAGATAGATTATGAGACTGTGGAAGATACCGCTTTACAGGCTAAATATGGCATAGTAACAAAGAACTTAAGTGGTTTTGCCTGTACATCAAGAGGCCAAGCGGCAAGGCTTGGACGTTGGTTTTTATATACACAAAACAACGAAGCGGAAACAGTTACATTTACAGCATCATTAGAAAGCGGAACGATAGTCAGAGTTGGAACTGTAATTAATATTGCAGACCCTATGAGAGCAGGGTCTAGAAGAGGAGGACGTATTAAGACAGGAGTTTCTACAACACAGATTATTGTTGACGATCAAAATAATACAGATTTGGCATCTACAGGTGCAGCAACATTATCTGTAATTTTATCTGATGGCAGTTTGGAAACTAAAACAATTAGCGATGTAACAAATGCAACCATAACTGTGGATTCTGCGTTTAGTTCAGTTCCACAAACTAACAGCGTTTGGGTGATAGAAAATACATCTGTTCAGCTTCAGACTTTTAGAGTTGTATCTGTTACAGAGCAAGAATTATTAAATTATCAAATAGTTGCTGTTGTTCATGATCCAAATAAATATGCTTTCGTAGAAGATGGCACAGCATTGCCAGCAAGAACAATAACAACACTTACTGAACTAAAAGATTCACCAAGCAGCTTACAGGGAACAGAGCAGATAGTGGTATTGAACAACAGGGCTGTAAGTAAATTATTTATTCAATGGCAGCCTGTTAGCGGTGTTACTGAATATATGGTGCAATACAGATTTCAAAATGAAAACTTTATATCAGAGCGTATCACAAGATCAGATTTTACTATTTTTGAAACCCTAGAGGGTACTTATGAAGTAAGAGTTTTTAGTTATAACGCTTTAGGTAAGCCAAGCACAAATCCAGCAACGACAACATTCACAACTGTTGGTAAAACAGCTTTGCCAGCAGATGTACAGAATGTACAAATAGAACCCTTGTCAGATCAATTTGTAAGATTACGTTTTGATAAATCAACAGATGTTGACGTTATTCATGGTGGGAACGTAGTTATTCGTAGTTCTAACCTTACGACAGGAGCAACTTTCACAAATGCAGTTGATGTTATCCCTGAACTTTCTGGAAATATCAGCGAATCAATTGTGCCTAATATTGTAAATGGAACTTATTTGCTTGCTTTTAAAGATGATGGAGGACGACTTAGTGCAAATGCCGCATCAATAAAAAATGTAAATACAAAACCTGATGTTTTTCCAAAACTTACGATTTTAGAAGATAGAGAAGATTTAGACAGTCCTCCTTTTCAAGGTGTTAGAGACGATTGTTTTTTCTCTGATGAAGTTAATGGTTTAGTTCTTGGATCTCTTGAGCTATTAGATGATGTTACAGATTTTGATGCTATTGCTGATTTTGATTTTCTTGGTAATGTAGATTTTTTAACTGGGGGTCAATACTTCTTTAAATCAACTCTTGATCTTGGAGGAAAACAACCTTTAAAACTAAGAAGACACTTTGTAACTCAA